CATTTTTCTAATGTTATGGATATTTTGAATGCTGGATGTCGTTAAATAAGATCCACTGGGAAATACAAGAATCGCATTTTGCGTAAATGCAGCCGCCACAGCGTTATTGATAGCAGCGGTATCATCCGTAACACCATCACCCGTCGCCCCAAAATCTTTTACATTTAGAAACTCCTGGAATGCATTATAAGAAATGTTATCTTCTGTTCTTATGGTTACATTTGTTGATGTATTAATTATAAATTTTGCTGGAGTATTATTTTGGATCCAGATTTGATGAGGAGGTCTTCCTGCTGCGTCCAATACAATAGGATTAGTATTACCAATCAATCCTGTATTATCTGTAAATGTCGCTAATGGAGTGGTCGTCCCTGCGAAATAGGTATAAATCAATCCACCTGCTAGCGGAATCCCATTATTATCAAAAAACTGCCATCCTGCACCCCCAAGATAAGAGAGATTTACAGACATATTTCACCCTTTAGAATCCAAATATTTTTGTAATTAATTGCCACTTACTCGCAGTAGAGTTATATATAAATCCTACATAATCGTATTTACCACCTCCGCTCGATGCGGTTGGCATAAATAAATCTGTAGAAGCGGCAAAAATGGCATTAAATGATAGTGTCTGAACATTGGTACTTTGCAATCTAAAAATAATTCTTTGCCCATCAACTGGCGTTCCAGTAGGCGCATTAATTGTCAAAGTACCGGCTGCTTGGGTATTTGTTTGTTCTGCAATATCTGTCGTATCAGCATTGATAGTGACGCTGGTACCGTCAGCTATAGTCGAAGTCCTAGGGTTCGATGTAGAGCCCGCACTCTGACCATTAGCAGCCCCTGCAATGGCTCTAAGGCTCATAGACCTTCTCCCCCTGTAATTTCAAATGCCGCCGCTGAACTCGCCGCAAACCAAGCATTGGGAGGCAGCCCGCCAATAATTTCAACAGAGTTCGGGAGAAAACCCAAAGTGTTCGTAGAGGGCGTTCCGGCTCCGGGAGCAGTTACGGTAACTGTTGGCGCGCCTGCGGGTAATGGAAGAGGAGGTGCCCAACTTAAATATTGTTGAGTTGAGAGTAAATTTCTAACTCTATAAGCTGTTGAATTATTGTTATTGTTATTCGTAACTTGTACCGGTGAAGTTCCTATCTGATAAGTAGCACCAAATGGAGCGAACGCACTATTGTTCATAATTTACCTTTTAAAATAAAAAAGCCATCCCTTGTGAGGATGGCTCATGGATTATCCTATTCTTTTTAAGAAAGGAATCCTAAATCCCATCCATAAACCCAAAAATCGGCAGTCGCGGCAGCGCCTTGAGCTGTAGTACAACGGAAATAGAGTCTTTGAATATCTTCAGAAAGATTCCCTGAATTGGTAATAAAAATTACTGCGGTTGAACTAGTTAAACCTACTAAGGACGTAGTAAATAAATTATCACCGGTACCATTCGCACCAGTATTTATTGTAATAGCGGCTGTGGTCAAATTTGTACTTGCATTAGTCCCAATCAAGTACAAAGGATACCAAGTTTTAATATTTTGAACATTAACTATCGTGTCCCCAACAGAATTTAAATTCATCCCTGATAAGTTCGCAATCAATCTAAGACCCTGATTGTTCGCAATCGTAGAAGGATGGTTAGAAATACTGGAGGCAGGAAAACCAATTGTAGACATATAATTTTCTCAGAAATTTACGGCAGAAATCCTAAATCAAACCCATAAATGAATACATCTAAAGTCGCGTTGGGAATGCCCGTATTGTTATCAGAACGAATAAAAATATCGGTGGCGGTATTCGCACGCGTCCCGGAATTGACATTTATTTGATTCACAATTCTAGAATTGGTATGTGTTGCTAATGGCGTACCGCCAAAAATGTGGTTGCCAGTTGCATTTGGGCCTGTATAAATAGAAATCGCCGCCCCAATAGCAGTAAAGTTAACACTGGCATTAGATAAAACCATATAGAGCGGATACCATTTGGCGCTATCGATGATTTGAACTTTAGTTTCTTGAATTTGACTAAAATTCATATCCTTCAAAGAAGCCAACAATCTCAAACTCTGATTAATATTCCAAACTTGAGGATGATTGGTAATAGTAACTGCCGGGCCTAAATTAGGCATGACCATTCCTTATAAAATCTATACAACTGTAAAATCCCACCCATACAACCAAAAATCAGCGGTCGCTGGCGCTCCCTGGGCAGTAAAACATCTAAAATATAATTTAGCGACATTTAGCTGAGGGCTAGGAAATACTGATGTGGTATTGAAATATACAACATCAGAAGCTGTTAATACTCCAGCGGCCATGGATGCAATCAAAGTCCCCGTAGCCCCCGGGCCAGTATAAATTCTAAAAACTGCCGTCGTTAACGAAGTACTTGCATTTGTCGCAACGATATACAGAGGAGAGCATGAATTTGAATTAATAATAGGTACAACAGTATCAGCTACTTTATTCAAATCCATCGATTGAAGATTTGCTAGCACCCGCAATGATTGGTTAGACCCCAAAGATTGCGGGTGTATATTAGTAGTTATGAATGGGCTGGCCATATGATGCCTTTAGATTATGGTAAAAAACCAAAATCATATCCATAGATGTATACATCAGCGGTAGCGGCGGCTCCTTGCGCAGTAGTGCATCTTAAATAGAGATTATTCACAGTACGCCTATCAGTTGCATTCGGCGCAGAGGAATCTACTTTGTTAGCATCCGTTAAAGCAGTGAGCGCGCGCGGGCCAAACAACAATGTGCCTGTAGCGTTTGGACCTGTATAAACGCTTAATTGAGCAGTGGTCAGACTAACGCTAGCATTAGTGACGATCATCGATGTGGGCTGCCATGAATTACTATCCACTACAGCTGCTACTGTATCCGCCACAGCATTTAAATTGATCCCTTGATAAGCTGCAATGAGTCTCAAAGCCTGATTTGTTGCAATATTTTGTGGGTGATTACTTATAGTAATCGCCGGTCCTGGATTAGACATAAATTTTCCTTAAGTACTTTATGTATGTGAGCCGAGTTTTTAAGTACTTTATGTGTATAAAACACAATTTTAAAGTACTTTAGATAACATAAAGGGGTTTTTAACCCCCTCTATGTTATGCTGCGATTCTACAAGCCAATTCTGGATACAACGGCGCCCAACCATAAATAACATCACATCGCATAGGAATCGAGTCATTATTAATTGTGTATTGTCTCAATACCCTAATAGACAATCCGGTTTCTGGATCAGATGCACGCCCGCAGAATACAACACCATCTACTAGTTCGACATCAGCCATTGCCACAGTGAATGCATTCTTGTGCAAAAGAATATTCTGCGGGGAAGTGACGCCTGTTTTATTGAATGGCGTAACCGCAGCAGTAGCACTGGTAGAAACTATAGAAACGTTTTGGAATTGGCCGGCTGTGATGATTGCCGGCGATACCGTTACAGAAGTAGGAGATGTCCCGACGTTTACATTAGCAGTTACTACAAAATTACGTGGGGTATTGGAATATACATTCCTATTTTGCGGATTAACCGGAAGAACGCCCGCGATTTGAATCGTATCCCCTTGATTTAAGGTCAAGGCTGCACTTGCAGTAATCTGAATAGTCGAAGTTTGGGCCCATCCTGAGCTAATTCCAAATGATGCAGAAGTAGTATCTACAGTCATCGTGCCCGCATAGCTACCAAACGTTTGATTAGCGACGTTCTGATCCATTCTCCAGTCCATGCCCGCAGAATCTGTTCCCATCAAACCCTTTTCATATTGAGCCGAGACTTTTTGGCTTGGCATGAATAGACCTTTGAGGCTATCTACGATTGATGCACCGGTAAATGGAGAAACAACTACAGTGCGTTCGCCATCGCGTGGGGCTCCTTCAGAATCAAGGATTGCAGCGCCAGTCAAATAAGTCAGCAATGCTGTCGGAGGAGTGCCTGCAGTGCCTACAATATTTGCAGTTGAGTTTTTAGCCAATAATAAGCCGTCATAATCGATCTTATTAGCAATAGTTGCAACTGCTGGTTTGATAATACGGCGGCTGAATTCATCGATATTTAATAGCAACTCACGCGTAGTGAATTGTGTATCGACGTGGAATTGAGGAAGTAGCGTTACAGGGACGGAAGTTTCATTGAAATCTTCTACATTTAATGCTGGCCCCGACGTACCAATAAAGCGCCCAGGACGCCGTACGTTAATGGTATCCCCGGCTTTTGCGCCTGATACTGCAAATTGATTACTATAATTACGATCTACGCATTTAGTGAATACGGTAGAGTTTTCAAGAACCATCAATGCTTCATTAGTCACTAACGAAACGTTTAGTAATTGATTGCCAGCCATTTTTTCCTCTTATATAAAATAAGCTAGCGCAGCCTTCCTGCCCTGCGCGCAGCTTTATATTCGTTATAAGAGCCTGTGAATTTTCCATCTGATACGAGGGCTTGTTCTGTGCCCGTCATGCCCGATTTAATTGGATTAATTGGAGCTGGCGCCTTAGATTTAATTGCTTTCTCAATCTTTGGAGCGTCTTCTGTTTTTTCAAACTTTGCTTCAATTTTCCCAATCATTCGTATTGCAGATGTCAAACTCATATCTTGCAATTTTTCAGCAACTTCAGGATTTTCAGCTAAATAATATAGAATTTTGGGGCCGACTTCTGATTCAATGATCGTTTCTTTAACTTCATTGCTGACTTTTACATCAGCAGAATTAATCATCTCGTCAAAATCTTCTATTTCTTTTCTAGTTTCATTAATTTTTTCTACCCAAGATTCATATTTTTTTTTCTGAGCCAGCTCAATTTTAGCTTTCTCTTCGTTTTGCTTATATTCCCTCAATTTCTGTTCTACACGATAGTCTGTTAATGCCTTGGCATATTCATACATATCGCTAAATTGCGAAGCGTCAGGCTCCTGATTAATTGATTCTCTAACTTCAGGTTTGCGACTATTTTCAAGTTCTCTAAGTTTTAATTCCAAAGATTCGCGCGCTTCTCGCTCTCTACGAGCTTCTTCTCGAGCCGCTTCACGTTGTTTAGTTATTTCAGAGAATCTCTTTTCTAGCTTATGATTTGGTTTTTTTTCTTCATTCTTTTTAGAAGAAATTGCCTCATCTTCTCCACTCTGAATATTAGCCTCATCATTTACGGATGTATCTTCTTTGATTTCCGTATTAACTGCTTCTTGAGGACTTTCAGCTAGATTAAGATCTCGCGCCAAACTATCACTAGTAACTAAAACAACTGAACTTTTCTTAGTTTCTTCAGACATAGGTTCAACCTAAGGATTTTCTCAATTAATAATTGATAAATTTCAACGAACTGCAATGAAACATATTCTATATAAAATTTATATATAAAACAAACTATATGTTTAATTTTTTAAATATATAGTTCATCCCGGCGTGGGACTATTGTTATCAATATCTTGTTTGGCAAATTCAGCATACCCATGCTGTTCTAGATTTCGTCTTTCGATTTCTTTTTCAAGCCTATTCGTGTCCATGTGGTGCAAAAGTAATTGCACAATGCCGTCAATTTCTGACTTGTTTTGACTTGTAATTGCTCTAGTATTTTGATCATTTACTTTTACCTCCGCCATTGTCTCTGTGTTATGAGCTTCCGCAGTAACTTCCATTAATTTACGTTTTGTCGCGCCCTCTTCTTTAATCATAGCTACTTGATTACGATTCTTAATTTCTAATTGCATCATTTGAAGTTGTTGCTGCATGGCTTTAATAGTTTGGTCCGCCTGGGCCATCTTCATTTGAATTTCAGGAGGAACTTTTGATTTACTATCAATCTGAGCCAATGGGTTAGCTGCCGCTAACCGGTCCGCTATCACATCTGCTCCAGCAAAATCCATATTTCTAAATACAAGATCCCCTGCAATATCAAATAATTTTTCATTCGCTCCCAACAGGGGCATCATTGCTTCTACGGCTTGCTGACGTTTAGTTTCAAAACCTGGACCTGGATCTATAACAATATCGTATTCACCAACAGTAACGTCATTCAATATCTCTCCAACCTCATTCATTTGATTAATCGTAGTAAGGTCGGGGCGCCCATCCGCGCTAATAGTTCTAATAACGCGCTCTGTGTCATAAACTTCAGGTAACCAATTAAGAATAACTTTTGCAGTATGCCGACGAGTACGAATGAAATTACTATAAAAATGATAATTGGAAATATCTATTTGGTTTTGCTGCCCCTGAAGCGCCTTCCCGGATATGTTCCCACTGGGTAGTTGATTGGGATCCATTATTCCCAAAACCATTTGTAGGTCTGATGAAATTGCAGCAGATGCCTCCATAATCCCAGCCGGCGGAGGTTCTGGTTGCAATCTTTGAGGTGCTGGGGCTGGCTTACCTTCTATATCCGTTTGTTTATATCTAAGAACTGGATCAGACTTAATATTAGCTGTTGACCATTCATTCTCATGTCCTTCATCTTGTCCTTCTACCAATAACCATTTAGGTTTAGGAGCCAATGCTACAGATTCAGTCATTGCAGTACGCCAAAAGTTATACATCCTCTGTGGATCTTTGGCATATCGGATTAGTCCGTATTTAAGCGGTCGATCCCCAACAATTAGTTGAGCACCATACACCGGGAAAATGGGTATATAAATCCCTGGAATATATTTCTCTTCGAGAATTTCAATGGCTGTTTGCTTGCGCCATTTAACGCGAGTTCTATAACTTTCACGTTCATCTACAATTTCTAATTTGTATCTTTTTAGTCTTTCTTTAAAATCCTCATCAGCAAACGTAGATTTACCATTACTCAACAAATAAAGAGTTTCCTTCTTCCGTTCTTTTTTATAAAACTCGGCGACTCTAATATCTTCTTTAGTAATCCATGCGGCAGTAAAATCGCCTGTAGATGTTTGAGTGAAATTTGCTTCTACATTGGCATTGGGATGTTCCGCCTTTAAATCCTTTTTCCTCATTACCGTTGTAATCAATGCCCTATCTGAATCAGATCCATCGGGCAGAACAGAATTAGGATCGAAATATACTGAGAAAGGATTGATGATAGGATCAATATATATCTCTTGATTATATGAATCTTCTCGTACATATCTCGTGGATAACCTCCAATATCCCCATCCCATACGAACTGCGTATTCGAATGCCGTGTCATAGGCGACATCTGCGTTTGAATTTACCTCAATATGCCGAATAATATTCTCAATTATTTGAGCCCTATCTTCACTAGTTTCATTATTCATCCCATGGACACGAATCCCAGGAGTTTGCATTCTTTGTTGATTGCAAATTTGGCGGATGTAGGCATCAATTTTGTTGATAACTAAATATGGTCGGGCTTCTGAATTGCGCGAGTTTTGAATTTCAACGGGCCATTGCTCTCCCGCTCCAAAGCGAATGTCATTTAGTGCTTCTGCGCGATTAGTTCCGTCCGCATCATTACAAAGATTCCAGAAGTTCACGGCCTCATTAATCGTGTCTCTGTCATCTAAAGAATTGTCGTAATCCATTTATGCCATCCAAGAAATATTATGTTCACTAGAGACTTGTTTTTTTATCTTTTTAGGTGGAGAAAGCATTAGTCCTATATATCTAAATGCGTCAGCCCCATGGCTATATTGATCATGCAATGGCGTTTTACTAAATTGTTTAGTATCTGGATCTACTTCATACCGATAGTGCCTAAGGCAATTTAAACCATCCGCGCAGTTTTCTCTATCAAACCAACAATTAGAGAATATAGTTCTAGCTGCATTAATGGAGTCCACAACTGGAACTTTATCTAATATTCTAGTTTTATATCCACTAGATCTAACTATATCTTCTATAGTTCTACCAGAAGCCGCTAATGTTTTATTTTGAGCATCATGAGGCAGCCAAATCGTATCATATACATATCCAAATTTTTGCAGTTCAGCTAAATAATGCGTCATAGTCTTTTGACTGTCTTCAAAATATCTAATGAATCTAGTTTCCATTCCTATGAATTGAATTAACCACCATGCCGTAGCGTCAGACCAACCCAAATCACAAACCGCATGTACTGGCTTAGTGGGGTCATATAAGACTTTTGTAATGCGCCCTTCCTGCTCAGCTGCGTCTATTTGATCTGCGAAGACTGCGCCATCCACAGTTTGCTTACAAAGTCCTTCCCATACGTTTTGATAAGCTCTAAAGTCACGCCGCTTTAGGCTCTCCATTTCTTTCTGCAGAACTTCAGGAAACCATGGATTATCATTCCAATTAACATTAATAACGACGCTATCCGGCACTTGATTAACAATGAATCTTTGATACGTCTCGTCGCTCTCTAAATCCGGATTAAAAGAAATCCAGATCTCACTCCCATCTTTTCTAATAGTTGGAATGAGCGTATCCCAAGAGCTTTTACTTACAGTTTGCGCCTCTTCGATCCAACAGATGTCAATGCCTTCAAAAGACTTGATACTAGAAATATTATTACGAAGACCGGCAAAGAAAAACTCAGTACCATTACGGCCACGCAGAGACGCTTGAGTGATTTCATAAAATCCAATCAGTCCCATATCGATGATCTGATCGCATAATAATTTATGAACCGAATCTTTAATGGAGGTTTGAAACTCGCGAGCGCAGAGAATGCGCAACGGTTTTTGAGCAGCGAGAATAAGCAATGCACGTGCGAAGGCCCATGACTTAGCGCCCCCGCGTCCGCCCTTAGCTATTTTGTATCGATATTTTTGGAAGAGAGGTGAGAATTTAGTAGGGAACTTAACATTACTTGTACTCATTAAGTTTCAATGATATTCATTTTTATCTACCAATGATGTTTTTTTCTCATCCCAGTCGAAGCCATATGATTGACTCAATGATTTTCTTAATTGATCGTTTTCTTTTGCCAAATATCTAATTCCAGACAAATACCATTGGAGCTCATTCTTTAATTGAATAACCTGGCTTTCGAGTAAATCTATATGCTTATTATATGAATAATTGGATTTAAATAACTGTTTAAGTTTATTTATCATTCACTTATCTTCTTTCCCCACAAAAGAAACAGAAATATTAGAAATAAGCGGAGCCCCATCAGCTCCAGTAATCTCCGTCTTAGTCTGCTCTCTATATTTTTTAGGGAATCGCGCAGCCATTGACCTATTCCAAATGGTAGAATTCAGCTTAGGCCCGTCCTTATGCTCAATCAAATAATCATTCGCTTTTTCTTCCCACCATAGCTGTTCTAGTTCCTTAGCAACCTCCAAGGTATGAAAGAATTCCTCATGTTCATCTTTCCATACATAAAATGTCCTACTAGGGATGCCTAATAAAGCAGCAATTGCCTCAATAGACCTTCCCTTTTTTGCATGTTCTAAAACTTCATCATTTATTTCAGAATAATATTTAGTCGGCTGTCCAGGACGTCGAGTGACTGCCCCCTTAATATCCTCACCCGCAAGCTCAACCATCATCGCGTGCACATCTAACTTCTCATTCATGCGCAATGGTTTTTTATTGTCACTCATTATTTCTTCTTTCGCTCTTTACGATCTCTTTTCTCAGCCGCGCGCTTCTCAGAATAAGCAATAGCCACTGCCTGCTTAAGTGGCTTACCTTCGCTATATTCTCGCTCTATATTGCGCTTAAACGCCCCTTTAGACTTACTTTTTTCGAGTGGCATGTCTACCCCGCAGATCTTAAGTACCGGCCGTGATAATTGCGAAATTAATAGGAACTGCTTGGGATAAAGAGCCACCACTAATATTAGTAAGCCCAATAACGAAAGTAGTGCCACTAATACCCCGCACTTGCGCCGTATAATCCGTAGTAGCGAGGCCACCGATATTAAGCGCGATAACCGATCCCGTAGAGATAAAACTATTCGTAACGGTGAAATTAACTGCGGTAGCTGAGGCTAATGCACTCGCTGCTGTAGTAATAACTCCCATAGGGGCATTAATAGTGACTGGAGTAGCCTTAGAGGTCAATTGCGTGACTGCTGACTGCCCTTGAGCCGTATATCCCAATGTACGATTAGCCATTAAATTATCGGCCCCAACAATATCTTGATCCGAATATGCGACGCCGATTGCTTTTGAATTAGCCATTTTATTTTCCTAATTGATTATTCTCATGGATGAAGCAAATATCCGCTTCTTGTATTATTTGATAATCCTGATCATTAAATCTATGAGAAGGCCAATCTAAATAACTTCCATTCCCATAGCGTATAAAATCACCTACTTTTGCATCAGAAACTTTAGGGCCTACCGCAACGATCGTGCCCTGATTAAAAGGTTCTTTATTATTCACATAAATAATATTGGATAGACTTCTAACTTCAGGTTGAACTACAACATAGTCACGAAGCGGTTTTAGCATTCTTTGGTGGCCTTCCTCTTTTGGGTTTAGATGGAACATTGACTTCATTTTTCTTGACGTTCTTGGAGCCTTTGGGCCTCCCTTTAGCCTTTTTTTTCATGGAAGGCTCATTAATGACAAAACCAGATTCTTCCTTTGAATCCAAACATTTCTCTATAAGATCATCGAGTAAATTGTCGAGCCCTTCAGCCTTTTTAATCTTCTTTTTATGCAACAAATCACTATACATTGGTTCCATTTTTTTATCATCGCAAACATATGATAAAGGAAATGGAAACTCATAGTCCCTATTAAATTTATCCCGGAATTCCCCACAAACAGGGTCATCTGATCTCTTATTTTCAAACTTTGGATAACGTCTACACTGACCTATGACGTTAAGATCAGCGTAGTATCCACAATCAATACACTTTTTTTCCGTATCCATCAATCATCGTATCCAGTCTTAGATTGATTATGGTGCGTATAACAAACGCCCTGGTGCTTACCGCCGACATAGGCTTGGTCATCTCCTTCACGCACACCACTTTTAGGAAGTTTTACTTCTGGCATTTTGGCAACTTGCTGAGCGATATCATCCCGGCCGTGCACATCATATTTTCGACGTGATCCCACTTCTACTTTTTGTCCTTTGCTACCGCCCATTGGTTCTTTATTTTTCATGATTTATCCTATTTATAAATTCAATTTTGAATACTCTTTTTTAGCT